CCGCAGTACGGCTACAAACATGTACCTGGAAGCGCACCGTAAGTCGGTAACCGCGACCGAAGAGTGTAAAATCACCGATTCATTGTGCAAGCTTCACGGTCTACACGCTCCTGAGAATGCAACACAGATAAATATCAATATCGAGAAGAATGTACAGCAATTAGAACGATTACCCGATTCAGAACTGCTAAAAATAGCAGGAGTCGATAATCAGTACCTAATACCACACAATGGAAATAAAAAAGACTGAATGTAAGGAGTGTTTAACTTCTTATCCTGAGACATTGATACCGGACGGTGGTGTGTGCGTGTATTGTAAAGCAGACGCAGCCGAAAAAGTCGCGGTTCCCGTTGAGAAAGAGGCATCTCCCCCTCCTACGCCTGAACTCTCTAGAGAAGAGGCTGCTCAGCGGGAGCTCGCACTAAGAGCGCTTTCACGTAAACACGTGCTCCCCTTTGTTGAACGCTTCAACCCTGATTATATGGCAGGGTGGGTGCATAAAGATATTTGCCAAAGGCTCGAAAAGTTTAGTCAAGCGGTAGAAGATGGCGAATCACCTAGATTAATGCTGTTTATGCCTCCGCGGCATGGGAAATCAACTTTGGCGAGTGTTGCGTTTCCGGCGTGGCATTTAGGTAAAAACCCCAAACACGAATTTATCAGTTGTTCGTACTCGGGCTCTCTTGCTATGACTTTCTCTAGAAAAGTGCGGGCGATGCTTCGAGAACCTAACTATAGAAACATTTTTGCTGGAACACTTTTGGATCGAACAAGTCAGTCCGTCGAAGCGTGGCTCACTAGCAAAGGAGGTGGTTATGTAGCCGCGGGTGTTGGCGGTGGTATCACGGGTAAAGGTGCGAACATTCTAGTAATTGATGACCCTGTGAAAAACCGGGAAGACGCCGAATCCGAATTTAATCGGGAGTCTGTGTGGAATTGGTACACTTCTACTGCATACACACGTTTGGCCCCCGGGGGTGGTGTACTTATTATTCTTACGCGGTGGCATGATGATGATTTGGCAGGACGGCTATTAACCGCAGCGAAAAGTGGCGCTGACCAGTGGGAAGTTGTAAAATATCCTGCGATTGCGGAAAAAGACGAAGAGTTTAGAAAAACCGGCGAAGCGTTGCATCCAGAAAGATATAACATAGATGCACTACAACAAATTCAAAAAGCGGTAGGTCCGAGAGATTGGGTTGCACTTTATCAGCAAAACCCAGTAGCTGATGAAGGTGATTATTTTAATCGAGATATGATACGCTATTATGAGAATGAAGACGTTGATTTGTCGCAGCTACGATATTATTGCGCGTGGGATCTCGCGATTGGCCAAAGAGATAGAAATGATTATTCTGTTGGGCTTATGGTCGGGGTCGATGAGTATGATAGCATGTATATTGTTGATACTGTTCGTGGCAAGTTCGATGGCTTTGAACTGGTAGAACAAATTTTAGATCTATATGAGACTTGGAGGCCGGGAATTGTTGGCATAGAGAAGGGTCATATAGAGATGGCAATTGGTCCGTTCTTGGAAAAAAGAGTCCGAGAGCGTAGACTACATGAAGCGTATTTTAAAGACTTAAAAGTTGGACGACGAGATAAAGAAGCAAGAGCGCGCGCAATTCAAGGACGAATGCAACAAGGCATGGTATACTTTCCAAAGGATGCTGTGTGGACTGGGCCTCTTGTCGCAGAACTTTTACGGTTTCCTAATGGTACGCATGATGACCAGGTCGACGCCTTGGCGTGGATTGGTCTTATGATGACTGAGTTTGCGACGTTCTATGAGAATATTGCACCTGAGCCATCTTGGAGAGATAGACTAAAAAACCTTGCGAGAGGGGATAACAAGAAAACATCAATGAGCGCTTAATGGCATATAGATCCGACAAACCTAAAAGGTTAAGTAAGGCAAAAGAACATCAACTTGCACGTGACCAGTGGGACGCATACACGCGAGCCCGTGACAATGGGCATCAAGATTACATAGCGGTCGCAAAAAGATGCGATGCTTTTTATCGAGGAGAACAGTGGGACGCGGCTGATTTATCTACATTAGATGACCAAGGTAGGCCGGCTCTTACTATTAATACCATATTACCCACTATCAACACAGTTATAGGGGAACAAAGTACACGTAGAATGGACGTTACGTTTAAGCCACGAGGAAAAGGGCAACAAGAGGTAGCCGACACGCTTACTAAACTATTTCTACAGATTTCTGATAACAACAAGTTGGATTGGGTAGAAGCACAAGTATTTTCGGATGGGCTGATTCAAGATCGAGGGTGGTTTGATGTTCGTATAGATTTTGACGACCACATACAAGGCGAAGTTCGTATAACTGCCAAAGATCCGTTGGACATCCTTATTGACCCAGACGCAAAAGACTATGACCCTAGAACGTGGAACGAGATTTTTGAAACGCGGTGGATGAGTCTTGATGAGATAGAAGAGACCTATGGGCAGAAGCAAGCAGACAAACTACGTATTACTGTGGAACAAGGCTCTGTTTTGGGAACAGACTCAATTGAGTTTGAGGAAGTTCGATACGGAGATACATATAGCGGTGTCGAATATCAACAGGGTAATACAACTAACCCAGAAGAAAATCGCGCGCTGCGCTCGGTTCGAGTAATAGAGCGCCAGTATTATAGACTTAAAGAATGCATGTTCTATATAGATAGGCTTACGGGCGATATGCGGGAAGTGCCTTATAATTGGACAAAGAAAAAACGCGAACAGTTTGCCGATGAGTATGACCTAGATATTATTGAGAAATTGGTTCGTAAAGTACGTTGGACAGTAACAGCTGACTTAACAGTACTACACGACGGTTGGTCTCCATATAATCATTTTACATTAGTTCCTTACTTTCCTTTCTGGAGAAGAGGTCGGCCTTTTGGTATGGTTCGCAATCTGATATCCCCTCAAGAACAGTTGAACAAGATCTCTTCTCAAGAACTACATATTGTTAATACAACAGCCAACAGTGGGTGGATTGTAGAATCTGGTTCTTTGAGCGGTATGGATGCAGATGACTTAGAGGAACACGGAGCTGAAACAGGTCTCGTACTTGAGTTTAATCGTGGTTCAAACCCTCCAGCTAAAATTCCACCAAACCAGATTCCTACAGGTTTAGATCGTATCAGCCAAAAAGCAGCCATTAACATAAAACAGATTAGTGGTATTAGTGACTCAATGTTGGGTACAGATAGCCCAGAAGTTTCAGGGGTAGCGATCCAAGCGAAACAAAGCAGAGGCGCAATGATGATTCAAGTGCCTTTGGATAACCTAGCTAAAACACGGCAGTACCTAGCGGAAAAAGTTTTAAACCTTGTTCAATCTTATTATACGGAAGCTCGCGTTATTCAGATTACAGATGAAGCAGACCCAATGAAAGCGAGCGAAGAAATTGTATTAAATGAGCCTACCCCTTCAGGCATTATTGTAAATGACTTAACGCTTGGCGAGTATGATGTAGTTGTTGCTACAAGCCCAGCTAGAGATAATTTCGATGAAATGCAATTTGCAGAGGCACTACAACTTCGACAGGTTGGAGTTCCCGTACCAGACGATATTGTAGTTGATTTTTCACACCTTTCTCGTAAAGGCGAAATAGCACAAAGAATACGACAAATGCAAGGTACAGAACCGCCAGGCGAAGAAGAAATGGCAATTATGCAGTATCAGCAGGAAGCACAACTTCAAAGTATAGAACTAGAACTTCAAAAGTTAGAAGCAGAAATTGCAAGCATGCAGTCTGAAACAGAACTTAATATGTCTAAAGCGGAAGAGAATAAAATGGACCCACAATTAAAAATGGCAGAAATTCAAAGTAAGATACAGATGAAGAGAGAAGAACTTGCAGTACGTGAAAAACTTGCAGGTTTGACAAATAACCAACGTCAACTACAATCTGAAACACAAGCAGCTACAAAACTAGCAGCAATGGCTATGAAACCAGGAGGTAACTAAAAATGGCTAAGAAAAAAGCAAACCCAAATGAAGATATCCAAGGAGATATTATATACGACAGAATGCCCGGTGCGGACGCAATTACTAAAGAAGACGCCGAAGGCTTTGGTGTAGATTTGAATTTTGAACTTTCATCAGAGGACGAAGGAGGGACCGATGAAGAAACACAAACCGCGCAAGAAGTCACATTTGGAGACGAGACTAATCTTGAAACGAGCCCAGAAGAGCTTGAGACAAAAGAACAAAGCGAAACAGAACCAGAGGCAGAAAATAGCTCAGAAGAGGTGGTCGAAGAAGCAATGGCTGACGCAGATGAAAACACTGCACGACCAGACGATGGAGGAGTTGAAGAAGAGATGGTCGAAGAACCGGTAGCTAAAAAAGATAAAGCACCGATGGTTCCTAAGTCTCGACTTGACGAAGTTCTTGCTAAAAATAAAAAGATGCAAAAACGAATTAATGAAATAGAACAAGCAGAAGCAGCAGCTAAAGCCGACATCCCTCAATATGACTTTGCGACTAAAGAGCAAGAGTATCAACAACTATTGTTGGATGGAGAAATGAATCAAGCCGCTGTTGTACGAAATGAAATCCGCATAGCTGAAAAAGAAGCAATGATGGCTGAAGTTCAACAACAGATGCAACAATCGGTTAGAGAAGGTACAGAAGAACAACACTTACTTAAAAAAGCCGCGGAAATTGAACAGACTTTTCCTATACTGGACCAAAACAGTACTACTTTTAATGAAGACCTTGCAAAAGAGGTGGTAGATTTGCGAGACGCTTTTATTATTCAAGGGTATGAACCTGCTGATGCTTTGGCGAGAGCAACGGAATATACAATCGCTGCAAAACAACCTGAGCTTTTATCAACCGCAGGCGATAGTAGTTTGCAAGGCAACGAGAATGTTGTTACACAAGAGCAAGTACAACAGCGTAAACAGAAGAATACAGTTAAGAAAAAAGTAGCTGCAGCTAAAGCACAACCCCCCGCAATGAAAGGGGAAGGCGCAGGAGAACGCGGCGAAAAGAACGTTAACGTTGATATTTTGTCTGATGATGAATTTATGGCATTACCTGAAGATACATTACGTAGAATGCGTGGTGACTTTGGTTAGAAGTTAAGGTAAGATAAAAGAGTATTTCGTCTGCTAGTACGATAGCTAGTCGGGGTCGTTCCCGTAAAAAATCGTTCTTCGTCTCGCATCCGACGTAAAACTGCGCGAGGTCGTATTCGTAAAATTACGAGAGCGTACCCCAACGATAAAGGGTATACGGGTAAATATCGCCCCAAATAAGTCGATTGGTTTTAAATCTATTAATTTGGAGTATTCAAATGGCAAATACTAACTTTGCATCACTGACCAGTGAACAGCTCACTATTTGGTCACGTGATTTCTGGCGTGTTGCTCGGAATATGTCCTTCATTAACCAATTCGCGGGCAGTGGCCCTAATGCTATGGTTCAGTCTATTTCTGAACTTACCAAATCTGAGAAAGGAGCAAGAGCGGTAATTACCCTTCTAGCTGACATGACCGGAGATGGTATCATTGGAGACTACACTCTCGAAGGTAATGAAGAGTCATTGAGAGCATACGATATTGTTGTACAACTTGATCAAATGAGATTCGCAAACCGTCTTGCTGGACGTCTTGCTGATCAAAAATCAGTTGTCAACTTTCGTGAGCATTCAAGAGACGCCCTTGCGTATGCAATGGCAGATCGTATAGACCAAGTAGCGTTTATGACGCTATCTGGAATAGCGTACACTAACAAAAACAACGGTGCCCTAAGATCAGTTATGAACACTGGTCAGAACCTAGGTGACCTTGCTTTTGCAAGTGACGTTTCATCACCAACAACCAACAGGCATAGAAGATGGGATGTATCTGATGGTCTTGTAGCAGGTAATACTAGCTTAGTAGCAGCTGCTGACACCATTCAGTACAAAACTATCGTTGCTCTTAAAGCCTATGCTAAGGATAACTATATCCGTGGTTTGAGAGGTTCAGGCGGCGACGAGGTTTATCACTTATTTGTGACTCCTCAAGTTATGGCTGACCTTAAACTTGATTCAGACTTCCTAGCTAACGTCAGGAATGCTGGAGTAAGAGGACCGAGTAACGAATTGTTCTCAGGTTCTTCAAGCCTTATGGTTGATGGCGTTATGATCCATGAGTTCCGACATGTGTTTAACACATCTGGCGCAACTACTGGAACATCATCTAATGCTGGTTCTGCCGGATATAAGTGGGGTGCTGATGCTGATATTAATGGCGCAGCTTGCTTATTCTGTGGAGCACAAGCTCTTGCTATGGCTGATATCGGTCTCCCTGAAATAGTTGAAGATTCTTTCGACTACGGGAACCAAAATGGTATCTCAATTGGTAAGATCCTTGGCTTTAGGAAGCCTAAGTACAACAGTGACCACAACGGTGCTGTTGAAGACTTTGGTGTTATCCGCTTAGACGTGGCATACTAAGTTGAGTCTTGTGGGTAGTTCTTCGGGACTACCCACATTATTTTAAGGAGATAGGAAATTGAAAATTACAGCGCAAGTTGACACATATGTTTCTGCACCTTGGGGTGCAGCCGTTACTATTAAAGCGGGAGAAATTAAGCAAGTTGGAGACGATTTAGGATACGAATGTATACAAGCAGGTTGTACGGAAGTAAAAGATGTAACACCTGAACCTAAACCAGAACCCAAAAAAGCTGCTCCCAAAAAGAAAGCAGCTAAGAAGAAAGCAAAAGACATTATTATTGAGGTATAAAGTAGATGGCAGGCACAATT